ACGTTCAAGGTGTTTGAGATCACCGCGACCTATTATGCGTCGTCGGTGCTCCCGGCGATTCCGTAGCGATGAGCGTCGACGACGCGAACACGCTAACGCTCCCTGGGGACGACGACGAGCAGTCTCGTCGTCGTCAGAACCTGCTGCGCCGTCGACTGCTCGACGGTAATTGGCTCGACGAGCTGCTCGGTCGCATCGCGGAGCACTTCGTCGAAGAGCGGCAGCAGGCGATCGGCCGCCCGACGATGAGTCGCAACCTCGCACGAACGTCGATTCGCTCGCTCTCGGCGCTGTACGATCAGTCGCCGATCGAACTGAACGCGACCAGCAGCGACGCCGACGACGAGATGCTCAACCTCGCGCACGCTGCTGGCATCTGGCAGATGGGTACGCGGCTGCAGCAGCGGACGCTCTTCATTCGCGAGGGTCTGCGCGGGGTGACGACTGTCGGCCCGCCCGACGCTCAGCGCTTGCTCTATCAGCACATCGACCTCGATCGCGTCTGGATGAACGCGTCGCCCGATAACCCCGACCAACCCGATCAAGTCGTATGGGGCCGACGCCGCATCATCGAGGGCAAAGACGTCTGGACGTGGGACGCGTGGTCAATCGCGAACGGCGAGCCCCGCTTCGCTGTGCTCAAGCCGCGCGCCGTGAAGCCAGGACAAGACGTCTTCGAAGTCGCGGACGACCTAACGTCGCTCGTTATCGAGGGCGCACCCGAGGGCGGCTTCGTCGATGACGCGTATCGCTGGCGATACGATGCGGGCGAGCCGTTTCTGCCGTTCGTGCTCTATCACGCCGAGCGGACCGGGAAGCTGACCGACAGCTATGAAGGCATTGAGATGATCGACGCGACGCTCGACGTCGCGATGCTCTGGACCTTCTGGCTGCACGATGTGAAAGACGCGAGCTGGCCGCAGCGCTACGTGCTGAACGCGATTCTGCGCGGCGAGTCGATCGACGGCGGCGAAGGGTTCGACAAGTTCGCGAACGTGCCCGCCGACCCTGCGTCGATCATGCAGTTCTACTCCGACGCGATGCAGGCAGCGAGCTTCGGTCAGTGGCTCCCAGGCTGCGACCCGAACTCGCTCGAACTCGCGATCAGCAGCTTCGAGCGCTCGACCGCTGCGCACTTCAATCTCGCGACGAGCGACTTCCAGACGAGCAGCGACGCCGAGTCGGGCTACGCGCTCTCGATCAAGCGGCAGGCGGTGCGCGAGGCTCAGCGCCGGTTCGAACCGCAGTTCCGACGCGGCGACGAAGAGCTTCTCGCGAAGAGCGCTGCGCTCTGCAACAGAGCGGGAATCACGAACGGCGCGAGCGAGACGGACTGGCGCGTCAGCTACCCCGCGCTGCCGATGAGTCCCGAAGAGCGACAGGCTGCGCTCGATCGCGTCGACGCGTACACGAAGCTCGGGCTCCCCGCTTCGCGAGTGTGGCAGGTTCAGCAGCTCGAACAGGTCGATCGCGACGGCGCGATGGATCTGCTCGTTCAGTGGCAGCGAGACGACGTCGAACTCGACGAGAGGCTCGCAGCCGAAGCACCGGGCGTCGACGAGGCGCTCTCAAACGAAGAGATGGCGAAGCTGCGCTCGATGCTCGACGCGCAGGCTGCGCCGCTCTCTGACGCACCGCGACAGTCTGTCGCGGTCGAGGAGCGATGAGCATGAGCGACGACGACAAAAGCAAGATCACAGCACTCGAAGCCGAACTCGGGCGCATTCGCGAACAGCGCAAAGACGCCCAAGCCGAGGTTAAGACGCTGACCGCGAAGCTGAGCGAGGCGCAGGGCAGCGCGAACAAGTTCGAGGCTGAGGTCGCGAAGCTGCAGAAGAAAGCAGCGGGCATCGACGCGATCAGCGAGCAGAGCGCGAACAAGGACGCGCAACTCGCTGAGCTGCAGACGAAGCTCGACGCGTCGACGTCGAAGTCGAAGCGCGACCTCGCGATGGCAGACGCCGGCTATCCCGCCGAGGCGCGCAGCTACTTCGCGTTCCAGTACGAGCAGCACGAAGCAAGCGACGACAAGACGATCGAGTTCGACAAGTACCTCGAAGGACTCGGCGACGACCCGGTCGCGAAAGCGTTCAAGAGCAGCGCTGAGCCTGCGCCTGCGACGCTCGTCGTCGACGATGCGACGAGCACTGCGACCGAGACGCCCGACGCGTCTGGCGCGACGACAGTCGAGCCGACTGTCGTCGCGACCTCGACGACGACGCCGCTTCCGAACACCGAGGCTGGCGTGCGTCCGAACGCCGACCCCGGCGCGTCTTCGTGGGCTCCCGGCCAGTCGCTGCGCGCTGCGAAAGAGAACGCGGTCGGGTTCGCCGAGAAGCACGGGATCAGAGTTCGCAACCCCGAGCGCTTCTCGAACTAACGCTCGATGGGGTGCTTCACGTCAGGGCATCGATCGCGCGAGGTGAACGGCGAGCTTCGCTGTCGCGACTGCAAGCGTCGAGCGTTTGTGATCTTGACGCTTCGGCTGCGGTGCCTGTAGTTTTGGTGGCAACCGTCGCCGGGGTATCGGGCGCTTAGTTTCGAGAATCAACCCGCCGACCAGCGGGTCGCCGCCGAATCAACGGGCGAAAAGGGTCGGATCAAGCAAGCAACGGAGCTTGAATCATGGCCCTCACTTACGCCGCAAATGGTGCTGACCTTCGCATCACCGAAACCGCGAACGCGCTGCTGCGCATTCTGCTCGTCGACCTGACCGACCTCTTCCAGCTCTGCACGAATCTCGGCGATCAGGCTGGGCGCGGCAGCTCGACCGACAAGGTCGCGCGTGTCGATCTCGACGACGCGATGACCGCTCCCGCTGAGGGCGCGGCTGTCGCCGTGACCGACCCGGCGACCTCGAACGTCACTGTCGCGATTGCGCGAAACGCGCTTCGTCGACAGGAAACCGATCTGCTTCGCATCACCGGGGCGTCTTCGATGTTCAGCCTCACGCAGGAGTTCCTCGCGATGGACGCGTCGAACTCGATCGTGATTCGCCGCACCGGGCAGATCGCGACGCTGTTCTCGACCGTCGCGAACACCGTGGGAGCGACGACTGTCGACCTCTCGGTGACGAACATCTATCAGGCGATGTTCCAGCTGCAGACCGCTCGCAACCGACCCCCGTTCGCGTGCGTGCTCTTCCCCGAGCAGTTCAACAACTTCCAGAACGATCTGCGCGGCGAGTCGGGCGCGGTCGCGTTCCAGGCGGCGACCGACGAGCTGCTCAAGGCGAAGGGTCCCGGCTTCGCTGGTTCGTGGCATAACATCGACTTCTGGACGAGCGATCAGGTTCCGACCGCCAACGCCGGCGCTGACTCCAACGGCTGCATGTTCGCTGCCGGCGCGTTCGGCTACAAGGAGGCGTCCGCTGCTTCGATGCTTCGCGCTGCTGGCTCTGAGATCGTCCCGGTCCCCGAGCACTCGCCCGCGTTCATCGAGCTGCAGCGCATCCCCGCGAGCGGCACGACCGACGCCGTCTACAACTACTACGACGGCGTGGTCGAACTCGAAGACCTTCGCGCTGTCGGTATCATCAGCGACCGCTAGGCGAACTGACCTCGCTTAGACTCGCGCACTGTTGTCGCTGCACCGCTCATCGCGGCGACGACAGTGCGCTGAGTCGCGAGCGGTTGCGACTACCGCGACCCCTGATAATCGAGTAGCCTTGCCTTCGCGATCACGCGATGGAGACACTCGATGGCACTCAAGATTCAAGGCACCCGACTCGACCCGACGACCGACAGTCCCGACAGCAAGCCGCTGCCGCGACGAGGCGCGCCCGCTCGTGGCGCGTTCAAGATGGGACATCTGCCATTCCGCTGGGACTGGGACGACGAACTCGGGCGCTTTCTGCCGCAGCTGTCGACGCTGACGTTCATGCCTGGAGTTCAGGGCACCCGCGCAATGCGCAAGGGTGCAGACGGTCGCGAGCGTCTCGACACGAGCGCCGCTGTCGCGCACTTCAAGGCGAAGGGTGGCGTCGTCATCGAGCCCGACGATCATCGTCTCACTGACTTCCGCGCGTACCAGCAGCGCGTGCAGAACGACGCTGGCGCGGACGTGAACTTCTCGATCTTCGAGTCGTTCGACGTCATCGGCGGCGAAGTCTGGTGGGATCACAACACCGACGAGTTTCGGCGCTTCCGCTTGCTGCTGCTCGAAAGCGGCATGGTCGCGCCGATTCACTCGCGCGTGAAGAAGCGTCTCGTCGAGTTGCAGAACGCGACGATCAACGATCTGCGCAAGCGCTTCGGGCGCAACCCGGCGCACGACGGTCTGCGCACCGAACTCGAAGTCGCCGAGGCTCGCGCGCTCGCGATGACCGAGGGCATCTCGACCGCTGACGCGATTGCGCAGATGCGCGGCGCGAAGGTCGCTCCCGTCGACGTCGACAGCGACCTCGAAGACGCTCGCGCCCATCTCGCGAAGCTGCAGACCGACCACCCGTCGCTGTACTCGCAGATCGTCGGTCGCAAGCGTGTCGCGAGCAGCTCGCTCGAACGCGTGCAGGGCTGGATCGAGACGATCGAGGACAGCGCGAGCGCTGCTGTCGAATGAGCGCACGAGAGGGCGAGTCGCCCGAGAATCGAATGCGCGTTCGCGAGATGACCGGGCAGCTCGTCGAAGGCGGGCACAACCGCGCTGACGCGCGTCGCATCGCTCGCGAGTGCGCGCTGCGCGACGACGGGAATCTCGAAGGCGGCGCGAAGCGTCGCGAGATCAGCGACGCCGATCGACGCGAAGCTCGACGCAAGGCGAACGACCCGAATCGATAGACGCTCTCGCCGCTTCGCTGGTACGGTTGAGTCGATCGTCGCTTCGGCGGCATCGCCTTGCCGCAGGTAGCGGTTATCGCGAAAGCGATTGGGAGATTCGATCATGGCTCTGCTTCCGTCCGTCCCCGAAGATATCAACCCCGTCTTCCGTCGAGCGCTCAAGATGCTCGGCATCGTGCTGCGAGGCTCGAACGACCCGATCGACGGTCTGTACTCGCAGAGCGACTTCGGCGTCGAGAGCGGCGCGGGCATCCCGTCTCACGCGCTCCCCGGCAACATGGCGCGCGGTCTCTACCTGCGCACGAACGGCTCGCTCGCCGCGACGCTGTACCTGACGGTCGACGCCGGGTCGACGTGGACCGCGATCGCCGTTCCGTAGCGCAGCGCGATGCCGCAGCAGCTGTATCGGACTGACCTCTCGCTCCCGTACTGGTTCGTGCGAGGGCGAGCAACGTCGATCAACGTGTCGATCAGCGACGACGCGACGGGCGAAGCTGCGGCTCCGACTGCTGCGACGTTCACGCTGACCGAGCCTGACGGCACCGAAGCGGTCAGCGCTCAGCCTGCGACGTCGATTGTCGGCGGGTTCGTCTCGTTCCTCGTCCCTCTCGCGAATGTACCGCTCGCGACCGAGCTGTCGAGTCGGTGGGTCGCGCTCTGGAAAGTGACGATCGGCGGCGTCGAGTATGACTTCGAGAACCCTGCGCATATCGTCCGACGCGAGCCTCTCGCGCCCGTGACTGTCGGCGAGCTGCAGCTGCGGCATCAGGTGCTCGCGACGCTGCGCACTCGCGACAAGACGAACCAGCAGTTGTTGCGCGACTCGATTCGAGTCGCGTTCGAGGATCTACTTCGACGCCTCGTCGCTTCGGGTCGCGATCCAGGCCGCGTCATGGCTGGCGGCGGCGTCTTCAACTTCGTCGCGTGGTCCGCGATGGCGCACGCGTTTCTCGATGCCGCTTCGTCGCTGAACTCGACCGGACAGCTCGGCGAGTTGGGCGCGTTCTACGATCGCAAGGCTGAGAAGGCGTGGGCGTCGCTCAAAATCGATTACGACAAGAACGGCGACGGGCTCATCGCGAACGATGAGCAGAACCAGAGCGGACAGCCCGTGCTCTTCGCTGGCGTGAAGCGCTGGATTCGGTGACTCGATGAGCATCGGCACACTGAGCCGGAAGGGGCTTCGTCGAGCGCTCGCTGCCGTGCTTCGCGAAGCGCTGCCCGACGTCGAACTCGTGAAGCACATCGCACTCGACGCCGTGCCGCAGGGCATCGCAGAGCGAGGCATGGCGCTCGAAGGATTCGCGAGCCGCGACGACGCCTCTCGCAAGCGGCGGAACTCGCATGTCCTCAAGCGGCACACCGTCAGCGCTCGATACGCGAAGCGGCTCGGGCACGACGTCGAAGACGATCGCGAGACAGCCGAAGACGACGTCGACCGCATCGAGCGCGCGATTCGCAACAGCACGAACGCTCTCACGAGCGAGTACAGCTGCGACACGTTCGACAGCGATCAGGACGTCGACCCGAGCGGCGAGTGGATCGTCTACGATCTGCGCTTCGACGTGCTCTGCCAGTTCAAGCTGCGCGAGCCCGACGCGGTGCCTGTGGCGCTCGAATGACTCGCGCAGTGACCATCGACTTTGAGGGTCTTCGAGCCGCTCTCGGAGAGTCCCTGACGCTCGACGGTGCGACGCTCGCCGAGGTGCGCGGGCACATCGCCGACGCTGCGATCGAATGGACGATCAAGCTCAAGGGGCCGGCGATCGTCGCGCCTGGACAGGGGCTCTGGCCGGTCGGCAACATCGAGAACCTGGGACAGAGCGACGAGCGTTACCTCGCATCGAACGACTCTCGCGGTCGATCGAGCGGTCGGTCGCTCGGCGCGTGGGACGTCGATCAGCGCGACCTGACGCTCGTCGCGACGAACACCGCTGTCGACGCGAAGCGCAATCCTTACGCCGAGTTCGTTCACTTCGCAGGCGACCCGACCGGACAGGCTGTCGATGACGCGTGGGACGCGTTCGTCGATCTGTTCGGGCGCAAGGCTGCGCGCAAGATCGCCGACACGATCGGACGAGCGCTGCTGCGATGAGCGATCTCGACCTGACGATCGACGTCGGCTCTCGTCTGTCGATCGTGCCGACGATGCTCGACAGCGACGGGCTCGAAGCTGCGCAGGCGATTCTCTGGGAGATCGTCTTCTCGTGGCGCGAGATTCTGCAAGACGCATGGCCGCGCGACACGGGGCTGAGCTTCGCGATGTGGACGTCGCGCGTTCGCGGACTCGTTCTTGAGGTGTTCAACCCGGTCGAATACGCGTCGTTTGTTCACCCGGAAGGCGGCAGCGAGGGCGAGTCGGGCGAGTTCGTTCGAGACGCTCTCGAACAACTCGTCGACGGTGCCACGGGTGCGCTGCTGCAAACAGTGATCGACAGCGAGTCGCGACGCAGCAGCGGGCTCGCGCAGGCCGCTCGTCTGATCGGCGCGCGAGCCCCCGACCTGAGACTTCGAGAAGCTGCTGTCGGCGCGTTTCAAGCGACCGGCGGGCGGCAGCGCCAGATCGAGCAGCTCGGTCGACCAATCGGGCAGACGCGACGGCGCACAGTGCTGGCGCAAATCGGGGGTGTGCTGGTACGCTTCCGCGAGCGAGTTCGAATCCGAACTCGATAGGGAGAGTGGATCATGGCCGAAGCGATTCGATTGTTCACGCAGCAGGACGGGACCCTGCGAATCGCTGACGGTGGCGGCGTCGCTGCTGGCAACGGTGGGTATAGCGCAGCGGGCGCTCTCCAGGGTCCGCACGAGTACGAGGTCGACTTCGACGACGGCGACCTCTCTGCCGTGCTGCCACGTCGCACTGTCGCGCACTACAAGACGCGCGGCCGCTCTCGCAACCCGCCCACGCTGCGCTACGGTGAAGATGAGCTGGGTTCGTTCTCGTTCAACGCGAAGCACCGCGACGGTGCCAACGCTGTCGACGAGACGCTGACCGATATCCTGCTGTGGGCTGCCGGGAACTCGGTCGTGACCGACGTCAGCGCGAACTGGGAGTCGACGTCTTCGAGCGTGCTCGGTGCGAATGATTCCGACGTGAACACGGTCGCGCTCAAGTGGACCGTGGTCGACGAGGGCGACGCGACGCACACGCGTCTATTCGCGTTCAACTATTGCGAGATGGGCGTGCCGACCTTCGGTGAGGACGTCTTCAACAACATGGCGATCAGCGGCGTGATCCACGACCGTATCGAGAACGTCATCGCCGCCTAGGCGATCAGGAGTCGATTATGGCACTACAGACCGCCGTTTCGCTGACGCTGAGCGCTCTTCGCGCTGTCCCGATGAGCGGCTCGCGCGCCGAGGAAGCGCACTCGAAGTCGTTCAGCGCGAATTGGCCGGACGGCGCTGGCGCTGGCGCTGCCGATCAGGTCTGGAGCGACGATCGCTCTCTCGCTGTCGGCACCGAGACGCACGATCTACAGTCGCTGACGCAACTCGACGACAACGGGGCGACGCTGCGCAGCGCGATCAGCTTCGACGGCGTCAAGGCGCTGCATGTCAAGAACAACAGCGCGACAGGGACGCTGACGCTCGGCGGCGCGGGCGCGAACGATTGGGACGGCGCGGGTACGCCGTTTCAGGTCGCGACCGGGAAGATCGACATTCAGCCCGGTGGCGTCTTCCTCTGGCTCGCGCCCACTGCTGGCGGCGGCGCTGTCGCTGCGGGCGCGAAGGATCTGCTCGTCGAAGCCACTGTCGCCACGGTCGAATACGAAATCGTCGTTGTCGGGTTGGCGACCTAATGAAGCTAGACGCGCTCCCGCCTGAGCTGCACGCGATTCTCGTCGAGTATGTCGAGATCGTCGCGAACCCTGGCAGCGTCGTCCCGTCGATCGAGCAGTTCAAGACGCACGCGCTGCGCGAGTGCGTTCGCAAGAGCGGACCCGCGTTCGTCGCGTGGCATCGCGACGGTCGACCGCTCATCGCTCCGAAGCCGAAGTCGAAGCCCGCGAAGTCGAAGGTCGACGGATGAGGCGTCGCGCGACTCCGCTCGCGTCGGGTCACACTGCGAAGTGGTTCTCGGCGACGATCGGCGAGCACGGCGAGCACGTCTTCCGCGTGCCCCGTTGGGCCGTGATGAGCGAACTCATGGCGGTGCTCAATCTGACGCACAGCGGTCGCGATCCCGAAGCGCTTCGAGCAGGCGCGATCGGCTTCGACGCCGACACGACGACCGAAGTTCGAGCGTCGATGGACGCGACGGGGGCTGCGATCGGCGCGTTCTGGCGGCACCCGCTGCTCGAACTCGTCGTCGATCGTCAGTCGTTCGACTCGACGCCGAGCGGCGTTCGCCGCTACGGCGACGCAGTGCTCGACGAACTCGACGACTCGGGTTACTCCGAAGCCGACGTCGCCGAGATCATCGAGGCGATCACGCCACGCCTCATCAGCGGATTGTTCCCCGTCGACGACCCAGAGGTGTCGCGCCGAGCGGCGACGTTTCTCGACAGCTGAGGGCTTCGCAGACTTCGTCGCGCTCGACGTCGGCGTTCACTGGCTGCACGACCCTTGGGGGCTGAACTCGCTCGCTCGCGAAGACGCGATCGAGCTGCTCGCGTATCGCGAGGTG